TAGTTTTAGATGCTGATGGTGATACAAGTATTACAGCAGATACAGATGATCAAATAGATATTAAAGTTGGTGGAACGGATAGAGTTAGAATAACAGCAGCTGCTGTTTCTCCTTCATCAGCAGATGGAATGACTTTAGGAACTGCAGCTTTAGAATTTTCAGATTTATTTTTAGCAGATAGTTCAGTTATTAAATTTGGTGCAGATCAAGATACAACTTTAACTCATACAGATGGCACGGGGCTAACATTAAATTCCACTAATAAATTAACGTTTGGAGATACAGCAACTTTTATTAATCAATCTTCAGATGGTGTTATGACTATCGCTGGAGAAGCAACAATTGATTTAACTGCTTCTACTGCTGTTTTAGTTAGTAATGATTTAAAATTAGATTCAGACAGCGCTGTTCTTGCTTTTGGTGCTGACAGTGAGATTACTGTTACACACGTTGCTGATACAGGATTAACTTTAAAACATACAGCAACTGCTGACGATAAACCAGTATCACTTACTTTACAAACAGGTGAAACAGATATTGCAGCAAATGATGTAATTGGTAAAATAGATTTTCAAGCGCCAGATGAAGGCACAGGAACAGATGCAATATTAGTTGCAGCAGGAATTGAAGCAGTATCTGAAGGTGATTTTAGTTCATCAAGTAATGC